ACTTGAAGAAAAGCTATTTAAAATGAAGAAAGCCCTTGTTACTTAAAAAGCAGCAAAGGCTTCAAACCTGTGGGCGCTCAGGGATTCGAACCCCGGACCCTCTGCTTGTAAGGCACTTCGCACCTTTTAAGCTAACCTCTTATATCTCCATAACTTATTGTTTTATATCGCCATTAGCCTGTCTAATGTTTAGACTATCTTGGACAATTTTCTATGGCTGAGAATATATTTCGTCACCAATTCGTCACCAGCTAGCTGGGGGTATTGACATTGTAATCAAGATGATATATACTATAATTAACTTGACACCCGCGATTATCTAAAAAGTTATTTTGACAAGTTGTAGCCACCTCCTAGCATAGTGTATTCGTTTTATCGCACTGGCCTGCGAAAAGCGATGAGAATAGTGCGCTGATTAAGTCCTTTAATTTCGGTGTAACACACAAAATTAAAAGGACAGCAACCACTCTCGGTTAGCTCACTAAATATTCTCGCATAACACTTCGCCTGGTTGCTTTCCTTACGGACTAATCAGCGCTTATAAATAATTTAACCCGACTTTGTCGGATCAACAATATGAATGACTATCAAGAACTATTACTAGAAAAGATAGCTCGCTCGTTGGACAATATCGCTATCGCAGCGAATATGATTATAGGGGCTTCTATTGTCTTCCTGTTCGTTTCCCTGGTCGCTTGGGCTAAAGATTTCTTCCTTTACTAATGTCAGTTAAACTCTTTCCGGCCATCATCATATTCCTTAACCTTGCCTCCTCTGTCGTCTATCTGCTAAATGGGGATATAAGAATGGCGGTCTATTGGTTCTCAGCGGCTATCTTAACTATAAGCATAACTTATTAAATATATATGATTTGCGATAATTGTAAAAAAGAAATGAGGAAAGTGTGTTCAACTGGAGTGACTATTCAAGAAGGAGAATATAGAAAACAAGAAAATAGTGAATTTTCCGTATGGTACCTAACAGGAGAGAGGTCAGAATATTTATATCAATGCAATGAATGTAAAAAGATATTAGCTTGTTAGCAATCCAATCCTCCCCAGTTAGAGGGAGATCACAAGTTTGTAAGACCTATAACTAATCTATAAATAGCTTTCAAGCGTATTCTAGCGACAGCGGAAGCCTCAATAGGGATAAGGGGTTAGATGGCAGCTTGTATCTCTCTAATTGGGTGGGATTATTCCTACCATATTATAACCTGTCCAGACTCAACTATCTATTGTTCGTTTTTGTCAAGTAGTGCTATAATAATATATATACCCCATCTATATATTTATGACTAACTATGAAAAGTGTCTGATTATCCCAGATATTCACGCTCCTTTCCAAGATGAATTAGCCCTTTCCGCCTGTATATCCTTTTCTAAATGGTTCAAACCTGACAAGATTTTTGTTATGGGAGATTTGGTTGACTTTTATGCCATATCGAGATTTGTTAAAGACCCGGAGCGAGCTTTGAAACTTCAAGATGAAATTGATATGGCTTATGAAATATTAAAGCAAATCAGAAACGCTAATCGTAATGCCGATATTGTCCTTATCAGAGGTAACCATTGCTATCGTTTACAAAAATATCTATGGAGCGAAGCTAAAGAATTGGCTGGTTTAAGGTATTTATCTATTGAAAACCTTTTAAACCTTAAATCATTGAATATCAAATACGAGAAGTCCGGCAGGTTGGTCCATAGAGGCGTTATTTTTAAGCACGGTGATGTTGTTAGGAAGTTTGCCGGTTATTCTGCCAAGGGTGAGTTTGAGAAGTCCGGTATGTCTGGAGTATCCGGCCACACTCACAGGGCGGCGACCTATTACCACAATAACCAGTCTGGCAATTATGTTTGGATGGAATGCGGTTGCCTTTGTAAGTTAGACGCCGAATATATGGAGGGGGAAACACCTAACTGGCAGCAGGGTTTTGGTGTTGGTTACTTTAGCAAAAACTCCCCTCGCTACTTCCTTGAGTTTATCCCCTTTGTTGGCGGTAAGGCCTTCTATCAAGGCATAGAGTTTGTCTAATATGTTACACAAATACCTACACGAAACACTAACGCTTGAGTGCGCCAATCCTAATATCCTGTTTTCTTATGACGCCAAATCTTACAAGGGAGCTGTCTTGTTTCCCGACAAAAAGATTAAGGCCTATGTTAAGGCCGGCTTAATGAAACAAATCCCTTTTTATATTGCTCCCCCCTATAAGCGCAGGCATTATCTTTATCAAGTCACCAAGAAGGGCGCGAACCTAATCGGCAGAAGTGATGAATATAAGCAGAAAGACGCGCGCTCTTATAATAATCTCCCCCACTGGATGATGATGCTTAGCATCCGCCTAGCCTTTGAGAGGCTTTTTCCTGATTGGCTTATTACTTCCGAATACGAGAAGCGGTTTCGGTCTGGCATTTTTGAAAGAGGCAAGGAGAAGTATTTTAAGGCCGACATCTTTATTAAGGCAGTTAGAAGCGACTTATCCGAGGAAAGGCACTTTATTGTTGAAACAGAGCATAAGGATATTAGGCGAACTTATGAGGAGAAGATTGAGAAGTATGACCGGTATCTTTCCGCCGGCTTCCTTAAGCTGAATAAGCTATCTGATAATACCAAGATTTTAATCGTTTCTTGTACTAACGAATATCCCACTTTTACCCTCCCACAGGAATATGATAATATAGAAGTTAAGAAGCGTTACAACGCCCTCTATAAGCAGTTCTATGCCTTGCTTGACAGAATGAGCGGGCATAACAACAAGTATTACCGCTTTTTAGCCTTCCCTGATTTTTACCGATTGAATGAGGCTGTCTGGCGATTGCCTGACAAGAACGCCACAAAGATATTGGATTAATCTCATCTGACTTCCCATTATAGCAAGCACCCTAACAAGCTCAAGGTAGTATTCGCTCCGCTCATCTCCACCTTGACCTGTCAGGGAACCCGCTTGCTTTCTGGCAGGCGTAGATGAGTATTAAGACGCTCTGCTCTTTTACAATTAAATATTCCGTCACTTAACAAAATGAGGTATGTAATGAACTCTAAGGTTAAAACCGTTCTCGACACTATCCTTGACCAATTCAAGAATAGTGACAATATCCCCTCTGCGATTGCTCTTGTTTCTTTCCCTAGATTTGAACTGCCTATGTATAGGTGGTCAATGCTCAACCAGCTTGTCTGCTACTTTACAGGTCTTAATGACTTTCGTGGCTATAAGCAGTGGGAAGAAGTAAAAAGATTTGTCAAAAAGGGAGAAAAAGCCACTCACATCCTTGTCCCTTGCTTTAAGAAGCAAACCCTAGACAGCGGTGATGAGAAAATAGAGCTGGCCGGATTTGTTACCGGCGCAGTTTTCGCTATCGAGCAAACCGATGGCGACCCTGTCGACTACCAACAAATTACCCTTCCTAAGCTCCCATTGATTGACAGAGCTAAAGAGCTTGGCATTAATGTTACCGCTATTCCTGGCAATGCCAACCACTATGGCTACTATTCTCCCAGCAAGAAAGTAATCGCTCTTGCCAGCCCAGAGGAGTGCGTCTGGCTTCACGAGCTAACTCACTTGGCTGATGATAAAGTCAATGGCATCAAGGGATGCCAAGACCCAATTCAAGAAATCACTGCCGAGGTTGGCGCGCTGGCTCTTGCCAATATTATCGGTTTAGATGGCTCAAAGCACTTGGGCAATCACTATCGGTACATTGATCGTTACGCTAAACAGCTTGAAATCTCTCCATATTCAGCGGTGCTGAAAGTAATCTCTAACACCGAAAAAATCTTAAAGTTCTTACTAAAGGAGGACACAAATGGATATAATCCAACTATTGGTCTTAAGACTGATTAAAGACCTTGAATACCTTAACATTCAATTAAAGGAGATGTGCGATGTACTCACCGAAAGTAAGCGAGAAGCTAATCCCTGCCCTATACAGGAAAGCGAAGGAACAGAACAAGCCGATGACAGAACTGGTCAATAAGATATTGATCGCTGACCTTTTCCAGACCTTTTACTGCCAGTCTTGTAATAATCCTATCGAAGCCGAAAAGGGCTGTAAGATAGCTTATTGCGAAAAATGCGAAAGCCCCGTATTTCTTAGAACCGCCCAGCAATAGGCGGTTTTTTATTGGTTATAGTTTTCCACAGGCAGGGGTATTGACATCACCTTTATTATGCGCTATCATATAGATATTAAGATGAGTACTGAAACGGGCGGCGGGAATAGACACAATTAAACAAGCGTTCTAAACTCTCCCCCGTTTCGGTTCTAATATCTCTAAGCAAGTTTTAACTCTAATTTATATGACCAAGAAAGAAGCCAATTTTGTGAAGATATGCCGAGCGTTCGGCTGGAAGCACTTTAAGACCTCCGAGCCTATCAAGTTTACTTTCGATGATGTTATCGCTCAGCTTGATAGTATGGCTTACGAAAACAGCCAATTTATTAACCGCATTAAATATGGAAAATAAGAATCTAGCAGAAAAGCTATCCTCTATCATAGACACCCCAGTCAGCACCGATATTCTTGATAATATCACCAAGAAGCAAACGGATTTACTTAAAATGATGATAGAGAATATCACTAAACCTAATAGCTGGGCTTTCTACTACAAAAACGAAGAAGACAGCCGAAAGGTTATTTACTCAATTCTTGATTACGGCAGGTCAAAGCTCAAACAGAAAGAGTATAGCGACAAGACTAAGTTTTATCTTAATAATAAGCTCAAATAATATGGACTTGAAAGAACTTTACAAGGAAATACCCTACCAGTGGCGCATTCAGAGTGTTAGAGATGGATATGCTCAGTTGGTCGCTTACATTGACAGCCGAGATGTCCAGAAAGTCCTTGATTTAGTTGTAGGCCAAGCTAATTGGCAAGACGATTACAAAGCTATTGACGGAAAGGTTTATGCCGGTATCGGAATACAAGTTTCCCCTGATAAGTGGACTTGGAAATGGGATTGCGGTACTGAGAGCAACATTGAAAAGGAAAAAGGGCAGGCTTCAGATGCTTTTAAGAGAGCCGCAGTGAAGTGGGGTATCGGGCGCTTCCTGTATGACTTACCGATTAGAGTGGCTAAGGCAGACGGCAGAAATGTCGTTAACGAGCAAGGCAAGAAAGTATTTAACCTAACCGAGTTCGTCAATAGTTTCCCTAAAGATAAAAAGTACTTATTTAACTAAATAACCATATGAACAAAGAGTTTGTTGACGGCTTATTCGTCAATCGCAGAGAGAAAGCCCCTGAGTTCGTTAAGGCCAGCCTTTCTTTCAAAGTCGAGAAGTTTATTGCCTACCTTAAGTCCAAAGCCAACGCCGCTGGCTATGTGAATATCGATGTCCTAGTTAGCAGAGATGGTAAGTTCTATGCCAAGCTGAACGACTACCAGCCGAAACAGGAAACCATTGAGTTGCCGGAAAGCGAAGATGAGAGCGAGGTCATCACGCCTGAAGAAATCCCCTTTTAATCCTGCCACTTGCTCGGGTGTCCGAAATCCCCACCCGAGCTTGTGAGAGAATTAAAAACTATCTAACCATATGTCTAAAATAATAAAAGGCTACAAAGCATTTAATAAGGATATGACTTGTAATGGCTTCAAATATGAAGTCGGCAAGGAATATAAGCACGATGGGGAATTAGAGATTTGTAGTTCTGGTTTTCATTTCTGTAAAAACCCATTAGATGTTCTGAATTATTATGATTTAACAAACTGCGAATTTGCCGAGGTTGAGGCGTTAGGGAAAATAGTCAGTAAAAAAGATGAAGACAGCAAAATAGCTACTGACCATATTAAAATCGGTGCTAAATTAGATTTGCCAGCCTTTATTAAAGCCTCTTTTGATTTCTTATGGGAGAACTGTAATAAAAAAGATAAAAGCGATAAGGATTTAGTTAAACTCGCCAGCTCTGGTAATGACAGCAAACTCGCCAGCTCTGGTAATGACAGCAAACTCGCCAGCTCTGGTAATGACAGCAAACTAGCCAGCTCTGGTAATAACAGCAAACTCGCCAGCTCTGGTTATAACAGCCAACTAGAAATTAATGGAGATTATTCTGTCGGCGCTAATATAGGTATTAATAGCAAAATAAAAGGTAAGAAAGGCACTTGGATTACTTTAGCTGAATATGATGATAACTTTAAACCAATTTTCGTTCTGTCCGCTCAGATAGACGGTAAAAAAATTAAAGCTGATACTTGGTATGAGCTTAAGAATAAGAAATTTAAAGAAGTTAAATAATATTAATATGACTTTTATATACGAATTTATTGAGAAGCAAGAAGCTGTTAGAAAGCATATACAGAATTGCGAAGGTAGGCACACACAACAAGCGATTTATTCAACTTTTCACGATGCTCTAACTCAAGTATGTTTTGGTTGTAAGAAGATTCGAAGCACGATTAATCGGTAATATGAAATACAACACATACAAAAAGATGCCGACCAAGCATAAGCGCAAGGTCAGAAACATTGAGAAGTTAGTTCTAATTATCCTTGTATTCTTGTTTGCTTCAGCTAATATGGTTTATGACTATTTCCAGTCTAAACAGATTGAAGTAGTTGCCGAAGCAGTTATCGAGATTAAGGAAGAAGTCAAGGCTGAAGAACTGGAGATAGTTGCCGTTCCGGTTATAACAGCCGAGCCTGATATTGAGCTTCAGATAAGGGCTATTGCTGATGAGATGGACTTTAAGTGGCCGGACTATTTAGTGAGATTAGCCTTCTGCGAGTCAAGATTAGCCCCGAACGCCAAGAACACCGAGGGCAACACTCCAGCCGACAGTTATGATAGAGGTCTGTTCCAGTTTAACTCTTACTGGCAGAGAAAGGTTAGCGATGAGTGCGCCTACGATGTCCGGTGCGCCACCGAAACTACTATCAAAATGATTAACGAAGGCAACCAGCATCTTTGGGCTTGCGATGATATAATTAAGCGTAATTAATATGCGAACGGTCAAGTGCTTCTATTGCGGTAAGGAAATTACTAGAGAGTTTATCAGAAGCCACCCGACCTGCTTTGCTTGTAAGTTAAAGAAAAATAGAGAAAGGACTTTAAAATACAATTATGCCAAAACTAGACTTAACAGAGATGACGCCGGGACAGCTGGCGGAACACAGGCTGAAGCTGGCCGATGACTATTCTAAAGCCGGCGAGCTAAAGGTTAGCCTGCTTAGATTAAGAGCTGTCTTTTATCAAGAACACCGGAACGAAGTTAAGTCAGACGCTGCTCTAGAAAGACTTTGGGAAACCACTAATGAAGGTATGGACTTAATGGAATTAAGAGAGAAGATGAAGTCTATTGAACATAAGCTGTCAGCTATTAGAACATTGTTAGAAGTTAGAAATAACGAAATTCGTAACCAATATTAAATATGTCCAAATACTTAAACAATAAGGCTTATAAAGAGAGAAACAAGATCTCCAACCTTTATATTAACCTGCCTGAAGATGTTAAGAAAAACTTCAAAGTTATCTGTGCCGTTTTAGATACTGATATGAGTTCAGTCATCAGACCGCACATTGATAAGTTTATTAAGAAGAACGCTAATTTGATTAAATAATATGCGTGTTAGCCAGACAGACAAGCTCTACGATTTATTGTCAGACGGGAACGCCCACAGGACTGATGAGATTGTTAGCAAGGTATATTCTGGCGGAAGCCTAGCGAGAGTCGGAGCAAGGATTTTCGATGTCAAGAAGAAATACGGTGTTGAGATTATAGGCTGGCACGATGAGAAGAACCCCAGCCTTTACTGGTATCAGATTAAAGCCCCTGCTTTTGAGGATATGCCGGAATACGAGATGTTTTTTAAAAGGCAACATCAGCTAATGTAGCTGTCAAGACAGCTTTTAATTATTCTTTACTCATCTGCCTTCCCATTGTAGCAAGCACCCTAACAAGTCAATGTAGTATTTTGCTTCGCAAAATCTCCACATATGACTTATTAGGGAACCCGCTTGCTGCCATATCGGCAAAGATGAGAATTAACTCATCATTACTACTAAATTATATGGATATTTTTACTTGCGATTGCGATTCTAATAAGTTTATTGTCGTTGAGAACTTTTCATACAAGGCCGAAGTTGGCGATGACGGCGTGTTGTGCTGTGGCTTACCTGCAGGCGGTATTGATTATATAGAATGCGCTGAGTGCGGACAACGTTTTAGCGAATGTTTCTTTAGTTATATTATTTTTTAACTTTATGAATACATTATTAACCCCAAGAGATGCTGCTTTAGATTTTATCAGGCCTTATGTTGTGAGAGGAGATTCTTTAGATAGCTTGCAAGCTTTTTTTATGGTCGCTTACTCCGACTATCACGCTCAGATTGGCGGATATGTTGGTGAGTTGCATAACTTAAAGAAGATTAGCAATAATATAATAGCAGTTGACTTTTTTAATGGTAAGGCAATATACCCGCAGTTATTTTCTTTGAGCGAGTTATTCTTTGAAATTAAATCTGGTGTTAGCCAGTCTACTTTATTTTAATTATATGCTTCCTCGTCTTAAGTCTTCTGGGAGCATAACGTCTATTTCTTTTTGACTAAATGTCAGCTCCTCATTTACCTTCAATGCTTTTTGAGCTTTAGAATATGCTTTGTTAATAGTTCTAGGAGAACCCATATATATCCCAGTCAGTTTTTCTTGTAGCTCATCTCTTCTTTTGATAACTTCATCAATTGTTAAAATACCAGCTTTAATTTCTGTTATCAGGGATAAATAAGATTCCCTTACAGACCATATATCGGTCGCGCTATTTGCGTGCTTTTGCATTAATGCTCCTAGGTCATAATCTTTCAAATAAGCATTCAATGTCAGCAGTGCAACTGATAGAAATGCCCCAATTACTAGAGCTACATCAATGTTCCATATTGTTGTTGAACCGAATACTTTAACAAAAAAACTTGATGAGATAAGGGCAGATAGAATGATCTGCGCCATTTTAAATAAATCATTTTTTTTCTTTATAATATCGGCGCATTTTTCCTGAGTCTTATGGGTGTAAACAACTCGCCCATAACACTCTCGAATTTGAGCCTCAAGTACTTTAATGCTTTCAGTCTGGGAATCTTGTTCCAAATATTTCTCTCCATTTTGATTTCGCTGTATCATTTTTTTTGTTCTGTTCAGCCTCAATCGCTTCCACTGAGCGATTGTATGCCATAGTTGCCTTGTACCTGAAATTGTCAGAGTTCAAAACCCATCTATAACTTCCCGGTGCCATCCAATAAGTCTTATCTTTGTCTTGGTTCTTCATAAATTCAAAAAAATCTCTGCACATAAAATCGTAGTACAAATATGATTTATCTCTGTGAGCATAATCTCCAATAAACTGATATGCAAGTGTGTCTATGAGTAGACCTTTAATGGGGACATTCATTGCATCCTTCCAAGATCTCATCATTCTACATAATTTTTTGAGATTATAGTTACATGTTTGATTTCTACTCTTAATCGCATCAATCTCAGATCGAGGGTCCGTTGTTTTCCAAGAACCACCATTATTCGAATCAGCGAATGTAAAAGTTTTACCATCTTTATTTATAAATGCTGGAAGTACTTCAAAATTTATTCCATCACTAAATCTAACCTGAATTATCTGGCCATCACCTTTTAATGCAGTTGTTGGGTATGTCTTGCTAATTGAATTTTTTACTTCCTGTAGCAATGCTGATTGACCATTGGAAGTGTAGCTATTGAATTTTTTGTAGATCTCATATGGTAATTGGAAAAGCATATCTATGTCACTTGTGAATATCTCTGTATCTCTGCCATATGATCCCACATAGAGACTATGGTTCGTCTCAGATGCGCTATTCCAGTAATCGGTATTTAATCGTCTAGTGATTTGTTTATAACGATATGTTATGGTTTCTATATCAGCTGCAGATATTCTAATATTGCTGCAGAATGTTTCGAACCAATTTGCCACTCCCATTTTACCTCCTGAATTGGATTTTATTGAATGCTAAATTTAAGCATTTTTATTTATTATTAATGAATATGTTAGGTATTTGATCAATATTAAATTTTGACTTTTTATTTAAAAGCTATAAAACCCAATGCCTCTCCCCTGGCGTTTTTAAGTGCCACCTAACGCTTATGCCACTTAATCGTGGCAACGCTAGGCGACATTTAAAAAGCCTACTGCCTTTATAGCAACCTGTAAATATTCAGCTAACTCCTTTATTTTCAAGGAGTTAGTTTTTTATACCTGTAATTTGCGACCTTCTGCCTTTTTTCGTATATTGGCAATCATTTTGGCAGGTTTTATATGAAGGATTTAATAAGCGATATAATCCCCCTATCGAGCGGTGGTAGCTACAAGCTACTATGGGATATGCTCTATCATATCCGCCTTCTCAAATATGTCCGCCACCCTCACATCAGATCAATCAATCCCAGATACTCTAAAATATGCGCCGTCAAAAAGCTCGATAAGCTGGTCGAGATTGGCTGGCTTGAAAACCCTTCATCAGATGTTTATATCGCCACCGACAATGTTCTCCCTATTCTCAAAGATAACGGCTACCTAACCAAGACCCTTCCTAAAGCTGTTGGCTATGGAGGAGAGAACGAACTTCACAACACTTCCGTCTTTATCCAAGCCCTTAAATTACCCGACTTTAAAGCTCTACTTTACCCGTCTTTTGATTACATCCGTCCTGACGCTTTACTGGTTAGGGGTGATAATGTTAGATACAAATTAGAGTTTTTAGAGGTTGAGTATAATAAACCTGACTGGATTAGTTATCTTGAAAATAAACGAGTTAACTATCTTAAATTAGCCCAAGACAGGCAGGTTTTTGCCTATTGGAAGTCTGTCTGCTCTTATCTTAATTTGCCTGTTCCGGACGAGTCTGCTTTTAAGTTTTCTGTGTCTGTTATTGGCAAGATTTGTCTTGATTTCGGTAATGGTTTTAACTTCAGGGAGTCCTTATGATTAACCGCGCTAAACACAGGTATATTGCTTTTGCTTTGTTTACTGTCGCTCTAATATTATTCGGTTTGAGCTTCATTGAGTCGCACATTGAACACAACAAAAACAACTGGTATGTGAGCATTGATAAGCCTAACGCTTTCAGGTCTTACACCCTTGAGCCAAATGTCCCCTATGCTATCATTTCTGACGATAACTTTGCTTCTATGAGCCTGGCAGTTGAAGATGAGCGTGGCTTTCCTATCACTAAATGCCAGTGGACTTTTACGGATACGGATATACTTGGCGGCTCTCCTGGTCCGGTTGCCTATCATAAGTTTAGTATTACTTGTAAGGATACTACCATTTTAACGCTTCAAGTTTATCTATCCGGTTGGTTTATCAAGGATGCGTATTACGAGATACACAAGGATATGGAACTTAAGCGCGCGTATTATTTTGATGGCGAAAAATTAACTTATAAGTGAGGTTTATTATGGGCTGGGTTTTAGTGGGCATCTTTGTCATTTTAATCATCGAGGTTCTTTCTCAGATATTCGGCTTTTTCTATATCGGTTTTTCGATGAACAAGTATATGATACTTGCCTTGATTGTCTTGGCGGTCGCTGCTTTCTATGCTTGGATTTCATCGCTTTCTTACAATGATTACATAATTAAGGAGAAAATCGTGAAGAACATTAAACGACTTTTTTCATCCGACCAGGGCGGTAGCGCCAAGTCAGGCGAGGTTGTCCACACCCATAATTCAATTAATCTTTCGGAAATCACGCTTGAAAACCTTGTGGCCGAGCTTCAGTCCACACTAACATCACCTAGACCGCTTATCTTTAAGGGCTGGGGTAACAAACGCTTGGAGCTGGATATTCAGCGAGTTCGCCTGTTAAACGATTACATCGAGGCACTTGCGGAGACCGGCCAGTCTTTTATTAGGCTTCAGGCTGATGCCATTGTGAGCTACGAGAAAATACAATCGCTGGCTCATATCGAGCTTAACGAGCTGAGAGCTAGAGTCAGGAAGTCTGCCTTAGATTTGATGCTTATTGAAGACCAGTATCAGTTAGAAGTTACCCGTATTAGAACGCAGACGGCGCGGCTTGAGCTTGAGCTTCAGCAGTTAAACAACCAGCTTGGTTTTGAGCAAGACAGGCACAATATGGATATGCTTGAGAGGAAGTATCTTATTGAGAACAATAAAGACCGCTTCACTCTTGAAATGATGATTAAAGAAGCAGAAGTCTATTGCCTTAAACTTAAAACCCAGAGCGATGTTTCCGTTCGTGATAAGATTGGCGATTTATTTGATAAGATTATTCGCGAGCTGAATATCGGTAACATTACCCCGACTCAGGCTCTTATCCTTACTTCCTTATTTGGCAAGGGCGGAGCTATCCAAGACTTCGAGTCCGAGAAAAGGATACTCGACCAGATGATTGAGAAAGCTAAGCAGGAAACCGAGATTAAGCGTCAGGAGGCTAAAGAGAAGTTCCTGGAAAACGAGCATAAGATTTTCAAACTAGAGTTGGATAAGCGTAACTTTGACCCAAGCTAAATACTACCTTAAGCTAGGTGCGTTAAACTCCCTGAAATACGATTTGCCGTATTTTATTGATATGCGCAAGCGCTTCCAGCACACCTACATTTTAGGGCGTTCTGGTATGGGTAAGTCTGTCTTAATGGAACGAATGGCCGACTACGATATGAAGTTCGGCCTTTCTGTCTTGTTTATCGACCCCAAAGGAGATAGCGTCAACAAACTAACCGGCAACGATAACTACAAATACATCTCCTTTAAGCATCCGGTCAAGTTCAATCCTCTTAGGCGCAAGGGGTATTCGGTTGATACTCTTATCCGGGAGTTCACCGATGTTATGGATATTATGATTACCGCCACTTCTATCAATCCCGAGGCCACCGTCAGGATGAAGGAGATACTGGCTAAAGCAATTAAAGGTTTTAAGGAAGAAGACCGCAACCTGAAGTTCCTTAATGAGTTCCTGTCTTTTAAGGATATTAGAAGCCGTTACCCTTTCAGCGACCCAACGACCCGCAAATGGTTTAACGAGGTTGAGGACACTAAAAAGAGCGGATTTAAGAAGGCCAGCGATTATATCAACACTATGTCGTCTATCTCCAGCAGGCTTTCCCAGTTCCTTGATAACGATGAGATGAGCCAGTTTCTTACTGATGGAGAGAACGAGTTTAGCATTGAGGATTTTATCGAGAGCGGCCAGTCTATCCTGATTAACACAAACACTTCCGACCTTGATAACCAACGCTTCCTGTCTGCTCTTATTCTCTATGCTGTCTTCTCGTATATCAAGACTAACACGATTAAGAAGCCTTTTATGATTTATATTGACGAGTTCCAATCGGCCGTCAATTCTAGTTTCCCTACTCTCCTTCAGTTCGCCCGTTCCTGTCAGGTTGGTTTTACCTTAAGCCACCACGATTTCTTAGAGATAGACCAGAAAGTCCTCAGCTCTATTTTCGGTATTGTCAGTAACTTCGTTGTCTTTAATTGCGGTGATAAAGAGGCGGAGAGAATGGCCGGAATTGTCAGAGCCAAAAGCTCGGATATTATGGATTTAAGAGAATACAACGCCTATGTCAGGCTAGGGACTGGCAATAGCTTGATTAAGACTTTCCCCCCGCTTTCAGACTACTATGAACCACCGGCCGATGAGGTTATTCCTGAGCCGGTCTTTTCCTACCTTTCCAATGACTGGATTGTGGTATAATTATATAGGCCAATGCTTTACTGGTAAAAACCAGTGATGAACGGAACTTGCCACGAAGTGCCAATAATCTGCGACCCCCCGTGTGGTCTGGTTCAATCCAAGCAGAGAATGTCCCGCGGTTCTGTTAGGTGGACCGATGAGTTGAGGACAAGGCTCAGAGGCCATTGTTTGTTGGCTTTTGGAAGTAAAGGCCAGGGCAACCTGGTCTTTTACTTTAGTTGTGGTATAATAGAGTTATACTTTAACAACCGAGGCATACAATGTCTGACTTCCTTAATTTCTCTGAAATATCCAGCAAGATACCTTTCAAAGATGTCTTAGACTGGCTAAATGTCCCCTATTCAGCCACTCAAAACGGCGAATTAAAGGGCGATGGCTTCATAGTCAACACTTCAAAAAACCTTTATTTTAACCCTAATGGTGATGATAAAGGCAGTGTTATCAACTTCCTTTCTAACCTTAAAGGCATAGACCTTCGGTCAGCCGCTAAGGAGCTGAAAGACACTTTCCTAACTACTCCAACAGAGCCTAAGAGAGATCTTCCAAACCTTGAGCTTCACTATTGCCCTTTCCTTAAAGAGAAAGGCATAAGCGAGGAACTGGCTAAAGAGCTTGAGATAGGCCTTGTGAAGCAACACTCAATCATTGCCGGCAAACTTGCCTTCAAGACCTACGATGAGAACGGCCAGCACTCTGGTTATGTGGCCTACAATATGGCTAAAAACGAGTGGTTTTTCCCTAAGAACTTCCGGCGCACCCTCTACAATGCCAACCGCATTACTGGGCCTGAAGTTATCTGCGTAGTTGACCTCTTTAGCTGTGTTGACCTCATCTCCAAAGGCGTTCCTGCTGTCTGCCTTATCGGCAAGACAATGACCGACACCCAAGCCGAGCAGTTATCCAAGTTCACTGTTACACTTATTCATCCAGAACCGGATAACATTGTCGTCAGACTGGCGAGAAAAACTTTCATAAAAGTAAGCCCCGACTAACTGGGGCTTTTTTATTTGACAGCTTTTCAGCTTATGGTATAATATAGTCAAGACACCCCCCCAGGGTGTATCAAACAAAGTGGAAAAAGCATTTTACCTCAATCATTTAGACCAGCTCTCAGACCGAGAACGAACTATTTTCCTGTATCGGATAGTGTTAAAAGTCCCTTCGGAAGAAACTGCCAAACGCCTTAAGATATCTGTCAGAGAAATTAAAGACACGACAAGAATGCTCCAAGAACAGGCGGAGCTTCTTTTTATTAAAGCCGACCTTTTAGAAGCGTATAACATAGGTATCTAGCCTGTCCGGCCTGTTATGCTATAATATTAGTATAGACAGGAAATGAAACACCTTTATGGGCGATAACATTTCAGCAAGTAATAGTTAGCGCATTAGGGGGTAATTCCCTCTATTTGCGCTATAATTATATGTTTGAGCGCAATCTTATTAAAATCGGCGGTCATCACTTCACTGTCGATTATGTGGACGGCCTAGCAGATAGCGGCAGCACCGACACAGCTTTGAATAAGATACTCATTAACAAGAACCTGGTTCAGAGCAACCAAGAAAGCACTATCCTACACGAAATACTTGAAGCGATTAACAGCATATACGATCTAAACTTGCCGCACCAGACTATCCAAACCCTTGAAGCGGCGTTATATCAGATTTATAAAGACAATTTTTAAGTATGGCAGGCAGACCACTAAAATTCAAGTCAGTCAAGGAACTCGAAGATAAAATTATGGAGTATTTTGATACTTGTGATAATACGGTTGTTAAAAAAATACTCAACAAAAACCAGGAGATTATAGCTGAAGTAACTAAGCCATACACAATCACTGGTTTAGCAGAATGGCTAGGAACTAGTAGGCAGACGCTGATTAATTATGAAAATAAGGACACATTTTTTGACACTATAAAAGACGCAAAAGCCAAAATCGAGGCAGACTATGAAGAAAGAGCCTTACTTGGCGATAATAATCCGGTTGTTTCAATATTTACTCTTAAGAATAATTTTAACTGGAAAGATAAGAATGAGGTTGAACACTCTGGAAACATAAATATTAACCATATCCTTGACGCTTGTGAAAATAGACCCCCGTCTGACACAGAAGAAATGGAGGATTAATCATCTCTACAAAATCGTCAATAAGCAAGGCAAGCTGATTACTTTCAAAGAGAACGCAGTCCAGGCAGATTATAACTCTAGGGCGCATAACCGCAATATCAACCTTAAATCTCGCCAGAGAGGATTTACGACCAATGCCTTAATTGACGGTTTAGATGATGTCCTTTTTAATCGTAACTTCAATTTTACCCTGATTGCCCACACAAAGAACGATGCAAAGAAGATATTCCAAAAAGCTCGGATCGCCTGGCAGCACTTTCCCCTAAAGCACCTTTACACTCTAACTGCTGAAACACAAGAAGAGCTACAATTTGCCCACGGATCGACTATTCGAGTAACTACCTCTGCCCGATCTGACACTGTTCAGAGGTTACACATATCAGAGTTTGGAAAGATTTGCGCTAAGTACCCGGAGAAAGCCAGGGAAATAATTACCGGCTCTATCCCCGCTGTCCCAACTTCTGGGCGGATTGATATCGAGTCTACAGCCGAAGGAGAGACAGGTGAATTCTATGAGATGTGCCAGGAAGCGATGTATAAACAGCCGTCCAATCCCCTAGAGTTTAAGTTCCACTTCTACGGTTGGACTGATGATAAAGATTGCGAACTTGAGGGAAATTTCACCGAGATACCACAGGAATTAAGAGACTATCAAGAGAAATATTCACTGACTGACAAGCAGATATTTTGGTACTATGTCCAGGGCAAGGTGTTAAAAGAAAAGATGAAGCAAGAATATCCCACAACTCCAGATGAGGCATTTGAAAGCTCGGGACACAAGTTATTCCCGATGGATATTATTCTTTTAAAATTAGAGAACGAAGTTCAGATTGGTAGAACTTCGGGTGATTGGACTTATTACAAGGATTATAGACCGGGACACCATTACGGACTTGGGTGCGATGTTTCAGAGGGAATAGGACGGGATAGTTCGACGATAATCATCTTAGACTTTACTAATTCGGAAGTAGTAGCGGTTTATAAGAGTTCTGTAATCAGCCCCGATCTACTGGCTTATGAGATACGGAACGGAGCGGAGAGATATGGAAACCCTATCGTTGCAGTTGAAAGGAACAACCACGGCTATGCCACTTTAGTGAAATTGAAAGAGATATATCCGGCGAGCCATATCTTCAAAGAAACCGCCGTTGATAAGGTCTTAGACACTAAGGGAGAACGGCTTGGCTGGCACACTAACTTAGCGAGCAAGCCTAGAATATTATTTGAACTAAAATCAGCTATTGAAGACAACCTGTTAAAGATTTACGACCGGGGGCTACTGATTGAGATGAAAGTCTTTGATAAGGAGGAACTTAATGTAGTAAAGTCGGATGAAGATACGACAAACCATTTCGACCTTTTAATGGCTCTGGCTATAGCGTTCGAGATGAGAAAGCATATCATAACTAAGACCGCTAATATTCAAGACAGCATAATGCGTCAAAACGAGGAGGGCTACACGCCCACCCCGTATAAATAATATGGAAAAAGTCATCAACCCCACCAGCCGGATTATAGACATCGTATTCAAGGAAATTAAGGATTACGAAACCGGAACAATCCCTCTTGGCAACAAAACATTTAGCCAGAACGATACGATAAACACTGTCGTAACCCACCAGAACAAAGGTTTTTTATTGCCCTATGGAGAAGGAAAGTCAGATCCAAGAGATTTCTATGATATCGGTTCGCCGATTATTTCCACAAGAGTCGTTAATACAGACCTTGATACCAACAACTTCGAGCCATATACGGATAATCCAAATCATTTTGGAGGGGCATTCTTAGCCCGTTCGTTATTCCGCCATTGGTTAAGACAGACAAATCACGGTGAGAGGATAAACGATTTAATGGAAGACGGACACGATATAGGAAATCTTGTAGTTCGTAAGGTCAATAACACCGGAAATAGTGGGGACATCTATTATCCCGTTCTATTGACAAATCTTTATGTTATTGACACAACCGCCAGAACTCTTGAGGAGACAGTTGTAATTGAGAAACAGATTATCAATCAAAGCACGCTTAGGAAGATGAAAGAATGGTCTAATGTAGATAAAGTAGTTGCCCTTGGAAATATGGGCAAGGATGATGATTTGCCTTATTACGAAGTCTATTATCGATATGGCGAGATTAGTAAGGCTAACTTCAATTACATTCAGAAAGAGCTGACCGGCACGGATTACGAGGTTAATGAAGAAGATGCAAAAGAATATATAAATAGTCTGATTGTTGTAGTTAAAGCAAAAAAAGGTGAGAAATACAATGGTACAAATAATGATAAGCAAGGAATAGTAGTTTTTGCAGAGGAACTAAAGCCGGAGATTATTAAGGTTTCTTCAGAATTGGAAATTACCAAGTATAAGCCCTATGAGGAATTCCACCTAGGTAATTACAAGGGGCGGTGGCTCCGCGAGGGGGCAAGAGAAATATTAATTCCCTACCAGAACAACGCCAATAATCTTAAAAATCGATTTAATGAAGTCTTGGAACAAGCGTCTAAATTCGTCTATTGGAGCAAAGACCAGAAATTAGCGACCAAGAATGTACTTTCCTCTGTCCGTAATGGACAGGTAATAAACACCGAGCATCTTGAAGTACTTAATAATGTTTTCCCAAATCTTGTGTTATTTTCCAATGAGTGGAATCAGAACATAAAGGACGCCCAGAACGCTCTTAAAGCCTTTGAAGTCGCCTCAGGTGAAGCTCTCCCTTCTAGCACCTCAGCAACTGCGGTATCTGTCCAGAACCAACAGGTTGGTAAATACTATGATTTTATTCGCGAGAAATTTGGATTGTTCTTTTCCTCTGTATTCAAGCGGTGGGTTATTCCCGAATTATTAAAAAAGACTTCCACTTTAGAAAAACTGGAAATTGTCGGCGATCCTGAATATCTTGACGAATACGCTACAATAATTGCGAAAGGAAAGATTATCAAGCTGTTACCTAAGATAGCCGCTCTGGGAGGTATGGTGACGCGCGAGCAGTTCGACCAGATCGTGGAGGTAGAAAAACAGCTGATACTAAAGGAGAAAAAGCAATTCCTTGAATTGGAGAAAGACTTTTTCAAGGATATTGAATTGTATATTGGTCTCAACCCGACCGGAGAATTGTTTAACAAGCAAGCAAGAGTTTCTAACGGATTGCAGCTGGTTCAGTTTATCACTGACCCAGAATCACGAGCCAAGCTCGTTAGTGAGTTAGCTAATGAATTGGGGTTTAATCTTAATATTAAGGCTTTTTCGGTCCAACAATCAGACCCTGCTCAGGTTAATCCAAACAGCCCGTTGAAAGAAAAGCAGCCCGAACAAGGCAGTATGCTATAATATAAATATATGATTGACTTAAATAACGAACATCAATTTGATAAACTAAGGAATGCAGCTATTAGCACCAATGGAAAACTGATACTTGATTTTTTTAGGCAGCAATTGGATGAAGTAAGTTTTGAAAACATAGCGGTTAATCAGTCTGATGAAATAGTTGGTCAGGATTTTAAGAAAGTTGAAGGAATACGCAGGTTTATCAATCGAGTTATAAACTTATTAACCCCTGAAAAGGGAGATTAAAACTAACCGCCATCAGGCGAGAAATGTATGGAAAACATAGACACCATCGAAACCGATGCCGAGGTTGTAGATGAGAATGAGGAACTTATCGAGGAAAATACAGAGGATAGTCAAGAAGACTCCTCCGATAGCACCCCCGATAATCCCGAAGTTAAAACTGCTGTCAAAGAACAAAACCGTAAGGGTTTTGAATTGAGACAACAGCAAAAGGCTAAGAAAGAAAGCGTCATCAACTCTCTTTCTAAGGAGTTAAAGGAGGTTAAGGAAACGCTTAATGCGCTGACTGAAACTTCTAAAGATGCGGATTTTCGGAATTTACATCCCGAAGTATCTGATGATTTATTTAATTTAATCAAGTCGGCATCTAAAGGTTCAGGTAAGTCTTATGAAGATTCGCTTAATGACCCAGTCATAAAGTCTGTCTTAGATACTTCCAAATCAAAGAACCGGATAGAAAGCTCGACACCCACCCCGTCCACTAAGACTTCACCGATTGGGGGTAAATCCGTATGGGATATGAACTCCGATGAGTTTAAAGCCCACCAAGAAGAAGTCTTACGCCGAGGTTAAAAACTTATGCCCGTAGCAATTACTACTAAATCCCAAGTTCCAAATGTAAACTCCTATTACGATAGGACTTTATTGGAGCGAGCCGTTCCGTTGTTGTTACACGGAAAATTCGGCCAGATCAGAGATATCCCGAAGAATAACTCTGATGTTATCAAGTTTCGCAAGTATTCAGCTCTTTCTGCCGCCACTACTCCTTTAACCGAGGGAGTTACTCCTAATGGCAGTCAATTGGCGGTAACTGACAGCTATGCTACCGTTGCGCAGTATGGCGATTATGTAACGCTAACCGATAAGCTGAAAATGGAGACCGAGGACGCAGTTGAAACTGAAGCCACCCAGGTTCTAGGCGAACAGGCGGCGCTGACGCTCGACACCCTGACCCGTGATATTCTGGCAGCTACCACCACCATTCAGTATGCCTCTACCGCCACCCAGCGGACGGAAATTACTGCGGCTATGAAGCTGACCGTTTCGGAAATTCGCGAGGCTGTCCGCACGATGAAGAATAACAAGGCAAAGAAGATTACTTCAATGGTCGACGCTTCGTCTGGTTACAACACCACACCGGTTGACGCTTGCTATGTCGCTATCGTCCACCCGAATGCTACTTACGACCTTAAGGGCGATTCTGCCTGGGTTCCGGTTGAAAAATATGCCGGTTCTGTCCGCGGCGGCGTTATGCCCGGAGAAGTTGGCAAGTTGGATGAAGTCCGCTTCATTGAAACGACCGAAGCTAAGGTTTATACCGGCGGCGGTCTGTCCAGCGCGGATGTCTATGCTACCCTGATTTTCGGAGCTAATGCCTATGGCGTCACCCGTATTTCCGGTGAAGCGATGAAGACTATCCGCAAGCAGCTCGGTTCTGCCGGTACTGCCGATCCGCTCGATCAGCGTTCTTCTATCGGTTGGAAAGCCACTTATGTAACGAAGATTCTCGACCAGCTGAATATGCTGAAGATCGAACACGGAGTCACTGCTTAATCACAGATTCGGGGCGGTTTAATACACCGCCCCTAATCGCTAAATAATTTTATGGCTAAGAATAAAACCATTGAGAATGAAACTTACCAGTCTGAAAATACTGAGATAGTTTCTGAAAATGAGGCCAAAAATGATAAGTCCGTTGTGGGCGAAGTCATTTCTCGCCCCTTAACGAAATTAGAAATCATTAAGGCTAAACTAGCCAGTCAGCCCAGGGTCAGGATTATCATTCCAAAAGGTGACAAAGATCCAGAGGGTGCTTTTGAAACGGTACAGATAAACGGATACACTACCCAGATTAAGAAAGGTGTGTATGTCGAAGTTCCGGAACAGATTGCACAGATCATTATGGATTCGAACAACCAGATTAATGAGGCATTTGAAAAAGCCCAACGGAAGTTGTCCGACCTTGAACGGCCAGAGTTTAATAATTCTAATTAATCAATATGGCTAAATCAATTCACACCTCAGTTGCGACTGCTAATCAAAACTTGCGCGATGTAATTACCAAATTACAGACTAATGCCTGTGATATGGTGCTTAACAGCGCTGGTCTTGCTATCAAGACCTCCAGTTCAGCTGTCGCTAAGTCTGCAAATGCCATTACTGCTATCATAGATGGCGTCTTGGTATCAAAAGCTGCGGCGGATATGGCTGCTCTAGTCGGCACCATTCCCGCATCCAAGTTCGGTTTGTTTGTCTTTTCGATTAACGCATCCGGTACTCTTGTTACCACCCCTGGTACTTTGAATGGTGCGGCTATCGGTGATCTTGTGTTTCCGACCATTCCGAGTGGAAATGTTGTTATCGGTTTTATCGTGGTTCAGAATGGTTCTGCCTCTGCCTTTACGGGGGGCACAACCGCTCTTGACGCAGCAAATATAACAACCACCTATGTCAATACTCCTTTCCCGTTTAATCCTAATGCACTTTCACTATAGGTAGTTTATTGGTTAGCTCTTTATAGGGCTAACTTGTTAAACTAATTATAACTGTATGAACACTCTTGATTCATCTAAGGGCTTAGGTAACTTAACCTCATCTCGCAGGATTGCGATGATCATCACAGTAACCACCGCTTGCGCTGGTTTCTTGATGGGTTTAATCGATTCACAATTATTTATGGGACTCGTTATGGCTCTTGTTGTCTACAAGGCCGCCGACAAGCAGTCCGTTTAATATGGCCGGCTGTCTAACCACAATTATCATCTCAATTTTCTTTCTCTGGATTTTCGCTTCAAACCCCGACCTTATTTCGAGTTTCGTTCAACTGGTGATTGATGTTATCAACTTGGTTAGAGAGCTTATTGGGCAACTATTCGTATGACTAAGAACTCACAAGACGCCGAAATAGCAACATTGAAAGAGGCGCAGAAAAATATGGCGGAAAAAATAGACGATTTGAAGCACACCGTTACTAACGGATTTAACGAAGTAATGGATAGGTTTGATAGCCTTGACGAGAAGTATGCCTCAAAGTTAACCGAGAAAATCGTCTATGCGTTGGTAGGGATAGTTCTGACTTCAGTGTTCGGAGCTTTAATCGCTTTAGTTATCAAATAGTTCTTTCAAACAGGAGGATGCGATGAGGAAAGGAAAAAGGCGGGACTGGAAACGGTCAGGCAGACTCAACAAGCACCATATCAAGAATAAGTGTAAAGGCGGCGGTAATGGACCAGAAAACATTATCCTGCTCGATACTGAAAGGCACAAAGCGTTTCACTTCTTATTCGGGAATATGTCCTTCGTTGAGGCAGCAGAGCTGTTATTGAGAGTTGATACTCTTAAGAAGGCTACGGGGTAGAAATACCCCACTTTAACAAATTAACCTGTCTAATATGAAATTATTAGCTGGACTAGCACTTTTCTTTGGTAGTGGTATTTTCACCTACAAACTAACCTTTAACTATGATATTGCGCTTGGGGTTGGTTTCTTTGCTTGGTTTATCTACTGGTTAATCATCACACTCTACTTTGATTGGTAATACTATGAGCAATCTCTCTTTAGAAGAAAAAATGAAGCTGTTTCCCGTTCAGGTATATTCCCGGGTTGTCGGCTGGATGACTCCCCTTAAGAACTGGAATCCGGGGAAGAAAAGCGAATGGGAACAGCGTAAAGAATACGACTATGATAAAACTCAGACTGCCGCTTAAACAAATAAGAGTAACCCAGCCCTTTGGCGTTAATTTCGTCAATTTCTATACTTCAATGGGCTTAAAAGGACACAACGGAGTTGATTTCGCTGCTCTGTCCGGTACTGACTGTTACGCCACTCACGATGGCGTTGTTACTTTTGCCGGTAAAGACGGCGATGGTGGTATTTCCGTTACTCTTACCAACGAGCAAGACCACTACAAGACTATCTATTACCACCTGAAAAAGGTTGCTTGTAAGGTGGGCGATGTCGTCAAGGCTGGCGACTTAGTAGGTTATTGCGACAATACCGGCCGATATACTACCGGCGACCACCTTCATTTCGGACTTAAGCTGTTAGATGATAACAATTTCAACACCCTAGATAAAGATAATGGCTATGGCGGAGCGGTTAACCCAGCCCCCTTTTTCCACTACACCTATAACGGCATTGAGATTAACCCGAAAGACTGGGATATGTCCCGTTGTTATCACAGGTATTACCGAGGCAGACCGAAAGGCGGACTGTTTATTGAGCGGTATAAGGTAGTACCGGCTCTCACCAAGTATCTGAAAAGGATGCCGACCAACGAGGAGATTAACGCTTGTACCTATGGCGGTTGGGACAGGGAGGCGGTTGCTAACCCGGCTATGTATGTTATCTGGTCGCAGCTCAAGAAAGACGAATACCTGGCTGGAGAGAAGATTAATAATGTTTCAATAGGCTAATATGGCTTTTATTCTTACAAACTTAAGGTCAGACGCGCGCTTTCTGGTATTTGGCAACAGTTCCAATACCGATTACGGCGACACTGATTTAGACCGCAATATAAACCGCTGGTATAACACCGTTCTGGCTTGGGTTTTGTCTGCTAATGGCGAATGGCAGGTTAACGGCGAAATTGCCACTGCTGATACAGTAGCCGGACAAAGAGAATATATCCTGCCTTCCGACTGCCTGAAGGTCAATAAGATATTCATTAAGACCGCCACCGGCTCTGAGTATTTAGAAGCCAAGCAGAGGGATTTGTCAGCAGTCCACGAGGACACCGATTATTACAAGCCTTTTCCGCCTGAGTTCGATTTGCTGGATAACTCAATATTCATCTACACCGCTAGCGATATTACAGCCGTAACTGACGGGATTAAGATTGTCTATCAGACCGATTTAACCGAGCTTACCGCTTCCGATGCGCCTAATCTGGCCGAGCCTTTCAAGAGGCTTCTATCTCTTGGCGCAGCTCTTGATTACTGTATTGCCAACGAGGTTTCTTCTAAAGCCAAAAACCTGAAAGTGATGATTGATGAAACCAAGAAGGAGTTATTGGAGTTCTATGCGACCCGTTCCACAGCTAAAGCTGTGTTGATCGAGCCTGTTAACACTAATTACTACTAAATGGCCTGGACGAAGCGGACAAAACCCAGCACTGACTATGACGGCCGTTATTCCTATCTCTTAATGGAAGACGGCGGTTTTCTGCTTAACGAGGATGGCTCTTTTATACTGATTTCTACCGAGTTCTCAGAATACACCCCTTATACTGACAGGACTAAGCCTGTTACCAGCCACACAAAGAGGACTAAGCCTTCTGCTCCCACCCACTCTAAGAGGACTAAGCCTTCTACTAGCTGGACTAAGCAATAATATGCCTTCAAACAAAAAGATTTCACAACTTAATGAATATTTAGCACCAGCCGAGGGAGATTACTTGGCTGTCGTTGATACTGCTAACGGGGAAACTAAAAAGATTGATTTTATAAACTTCAAAGGCGATAAGGGCGACAAAGGAGATAAGGGAGATACTGGCGCAACCGGTCCGCAGGGTATTCAGGGAGAGCAAGGTATTCAGGGAGAGCAAGGTATTCAGGGCGTAAAAGGCGACACAGGAGCTACTGGTGCGACCGGCCCACAAGGAGAGCAGGGTATTCCTGGGGTTATCTCGAATATTGGCGATTCTTTTGTTAGCACAGGCACTACTGGCTCTGTTTTATTTGTCGGTGCTGGCAGGGCTTTATCAGAGGATAACGCTAATCTGTTTTGGGATGATACGAATAATCAGCTTGGTATTGGTAGTGCTTCACCAGTTAGGAAGTTAACTATCTCAGACGCTGGAACTTCTGATTACGCTTCTGCTATTAAGTTTGTTAATAATAGCACTGGGTTTACTGTCAATGATGGAACTGATATTGGTCTTGGAGATGGTTCTTCTCTGTACATAATGAATAAGGAAAACTCTCCTATGAAGTTTGGCACTAACAATAGTGTTAGAATGACAATCGATTCTTCTGGTAATGTCGGTATTGGTACAACTAGCCCAACATATAGTTTACATATTCAAAAAAATGGGACTAATGCCAGTTTTTCTATTGACCGAGTAGATGGTTCTACTTTTTATGCTGAAGCACAGGTAGCACAAACAAGACTGCGTACGAGTGACGCAACGGATTTATTCTTGGGTACTAGTTCAAGTGATGTATTGGCAATAACTAGTGGAGGTAATGTTGGTATTGGTACAACTACTCCAGTTGCTAAACTTGATGTTTTAGGGAGAATTAGGAACACTGTTGGGGGAGCTGGAGAGAATATTGCTTGGTACACCGCTTTATCACGAGCGAATACTAACCTAGACTCAGCTGTTTGGTCGCATTACACTAATACTGATGTTTCCGCAGACTTCTTTGGTAAGATTGGTTTCAAATTTGAGGGTGGGACAAGTGATTCTTATAAACAATTT